TCCAGTCGCCTCAGGAATACTTGTTCAATCTACATGCAACGAGTCATTCAGAAGCAAAACGATTGTGGAGAAAACAAATAAAAGAAAGTTGGGATCATAAATGTGCTTACTGTGGTTCGGAGGAAGATTTAACTCTGGACCATGTTATTCCACAATCAAAAGGTGGATTGGATATTACAAGGAATGTTGTATGTTGCTGTAAGTCTTGTAATCAATCTAAAGGACATGACCATTGGAAGTTGTGGTATGTTCAGCAAGATTTTTATTGTGAAGAAAAGTTTTACATTATAGAAGAGTGGATGAAACCACCCAAACCAACTAATCTTTTTGCTTATCGCCCAAGGAAAAATATTAGATACTAGTGTCTTTATACATAAGAAAGTTACTTTTTAACCATGAAAACATTAACACTCACAGAAGACCAAATAAAACTTCTTGCTGATGCTGTATGGATGCGCCAAAGATGTTTTATTGCTGGTGACAAAAGATTCAAAGAGTATGGTATAATGTTGGAAACTATTTTAAAAGATATTGACTATACTCCATCAAGACTTTGAGATGATTACTTCAGAAACTCCACATAAATTGGCTGAAATAATTAGAGATACTTGGCCAAACCTTTACAGACCAGCAAAAGAAACTTATAATATAAAGAGTCAGAAGAAAAAGAATGTATGATTATTGGGTGGTGATAGATAAAACCACAGGTAGGGTGATTGCTCATTGTGGTGAAGAAAAAGATGCACTTATGATGATAAGTTTTGATTTAGATAAAAGAACTTATAGAAAGCAGAAGTTTATTATTGATCAGGTAATTACAGTGACATCAACAACAGATAAACAACTTCCTGGACAGCAAGGACTTCCTGCAGCAAAAGAAGAACTACCACCAGTAGAACTTCAGCAGCAAGTGTGGCTTCCCGATAATCAACAGACCCCAATTGTAATCTAATTCTTTAGTATGTACTTATCAGAATCTGATAAATTTGATATTGTCATTCAGGGAAAATATTACGATTTTACCGATGATATTGTTGAGTGTTATCTCAAAGTACCTTTTTTGAATAAAATTATCGTTTCTTGTTGGGAGGATAATCAAGAACCTTTAGTGCATGAAAGAGTTTGTGTTATTAAAAATAGATATCCCGAAACACCGGGAACTGACAATAGAAATTTGCAAATTTTATCTTCACTTAATGGTCTAAAAAAATGCGATTCTAATTTTGCAATTAAAATCCGTTCAGATCAAAAATATACTCTTGAGAGTATGTTGAAAATGTTTGAATTTTTTCATAAAAATAAACAATCTGATTTTAAATATCAATACAATTCAAACTTACCAAATAATAAAATATTTGTTTTGGGATTCTTTCAAAATCTTTTATTCAGTCCAAGAGACCATGTATTTTGGGGAAACACTAAAGATTTAATAGATTTGTTTAACATTCCTCTGGAAAAAAATGGATTAATTGATATTATTAATGTATCAAAAGAAAACTTGTGGAAATATTATGATAATTTTATAAGATCTGAAACTTATATTGGATGCCATTATTGTGCCAGATTTGATGATAGTATTAATAGAATGATTTTAAACCAGTCGGAATATCTTTATGATTATTCCCCGAAATGGCAAGTTTCTAAAAAATTAAGTGATGATTTAACTTTTAAAGTTTTCAAATCATTTCCTAAAAATATAATAGATTTTGAATGGTTGGGAAAAACCGAATATAATATTCCAGGAATTCCCTGGACACTAAATCCTTATCTTGAAGCATGTTCTTGGCATGAAGAAGGATACTAATAAATAACTATCAAAAAACAAAAAGAATTATGAAATTTGCAGTTTATTCGAAAGATGGTTGTCCATATTGCACAAAAGTTCAACAGGTGCTAGAGTTGGCAGAACTACAGCATGTAGTTTATAAACTTGACGCTGATTTTACAAGAGATGAATTTTATTCAGAATTTGGACCAGGTTCAACTTTTCCTAGAGTAGTGGTAGATGATACTATTATTGGTGGATGTAATGAGACAATTCAATTTCTAAAGGAGCAAAAATTAGTTTAATGGATAATAATTTTCACGAAGTTTATAACGATGTTGAAAAAGCAATTGACTATGCTTTTAATGGACAATTTGTGTTGAAGTTTTATGACTATCTAAAAGTTCGTGGAACAAAAAAGGTTGAGGTTGATGAATTTATTGAAAGTGCAACTGCTAGCGAAATTAGTAGTTTAGTAAATGACCTTGATGAATATCTTGAAGGTGGTTCAGATGAAGTTCACAAACAACTTCGTGAGGGATATGGACATATTCCAAAACCACAAGCAAGAAAAATTAGAAATTACCTACATGGTATAATAGAAGATGCCTGGAAGTACAGTCATGACAAAAGACCAGGGCGACGAAAGAAGCAAACTAAATAAATCAGAACCCCAGATTAATCGGGGTGTTGAATTATTACTACGCAATAGGAGGAGAAGATCGGAAAGACCAAAAACTTTTCAAGTGAAGTTTGGTAAAATGATCTCTCTCTTCCAAAGAGAGTTTCATTTCTTTATCGATTTTCACTTTGACATAAGGAAAAAATAAAACTCTCTGGAGAAGACAAATGTTAGCAGTAACTCTAACCATAGGAACACTGGTTTCAATCATGTTCTTTTTTGTAGGAGGAGTAGTAGGATGGTTGGCAAAAGAGCACTTCTACCAAACTCAACCAGTTTATACGCACCCAGAGATGTTTGATTCAAATGGGAATGTAATACCAGACGAAATTTTAGCAGTGAGGTTTGAAAACGATTATGACTACGACTACGAAGACGAAGAAGACGACGACTGAAAAACCAATCGAAACTCTTCCAACAAACCCATTTGCTTTTGAAGTTTTGCAATTAGCTTCAAAGCAAAGATCCAATTCCAAAAAAGTTGAAGTTCTTAGAACTTATGGAGACGACTCTTTAAAAACTATTTTTATTTGGAATTTTGATGAAACAGTAATTTCACTCCTTCCGGAAGGAGAAGTTCCGTATGCAAGTGCTGGTGAGCAAAATGCTTACAGTGGAACTCTTAGTGGAAAAATTGATGACGCTGTTTCTAAAATGCAGGAAATCAACTCGAATTCTCTTGGTGCAATGGACCAAGGAAAATCTTCAATTAGAAAAGAGTATCAAGCCTTTTATAACTTTGTAAAAGGTGGTAATGATGGTCTAAGTTCTATTCGCAGAGAAACGATGTTTATCAATATCCTTCAAGGATTGCATCCACTCGAAGCAGAAATTGTTTGCTTAATTAAGGATAAAAGACTTACTGATAAATATAAAATAAGTTTTGAGAATGTAAAAGAGGCTTATCCTGACATCCAGTGGGGTGGGCGTTCATGACAGTAGTTGTTGGAGAAGATGTAAAAATGGCAGAATATTCAGAAAATAGAAAACTTGTTCTGCCTCATGAATATGGATGTGAAATTCTTCTAGAAAAAACTACACTAGGAAAGGCTAAAGATTCTTCATTTCCAAATGATGCTTATTTAATTTGGTATCTTGTAGATGGAGAAGAGCATCTTGATTTAACTAGATGTGCAAAAAGAGTAAATCTATTTGATATGTACTATGACAAATATGGTCCTGGTGCAATTCAAAAGATTGATTTTGGGTATGGAAGAGTGAATCCCAAGATTTGGGGATATAAGCAACCAGATAAAAAGAAAAAAAGATGAATAGAGGATTTAATAAAGAACTTCAAGTTGATTTTGAGTTACCGACTGCAGACTTGAATAGACTTTTAAAGCAATATAAAAAAATTAAAAAATATCAAAAATCATCTCTGTTTGCTATCAAAACTATGGATGGCACAGAAGAGATTGTCAGTTCCTTAGTTAATGAAGCAAAGGAGAATCCGATGTAATGGGTAAGCATTACTTACTTAATTTGTATGGATGCTCGTTTGTCCTTTTGGACGACGAGCATTGTCTTATTGACCTTCTTGAAAATGCAGCAGTTGCTAGTGGTGCTACTGTGATTCAGACTATCTCAAAGAAGTTTGAACCACAGGGAGTTACTGTAATTTGTTTGCTCTCGGAAAGTCACATTAGTATTCATACTTGGCCTGAGGAAGGTAAGGCTGCAGTAGATGTCTATACTTGTGGTGATTGTAACCCCAAGATTGGTTGCGATATCATCATTCAACAACTTTATGCAACAAATCATACGCTCAGTTACATTGAGCGGTAACTAAATACACTATATCTGGAGAAGACTATGCTCTCTACTCAATATCGTTTGCGCCTTGAAGCAATCTGTGAGCGAATTGCAAAAGGCGAATCCGTAGAGTTAAGTGATATGATATGGGCAGAGAAGTTGGCAAAGTCCAATCGCTCTGCTGCTACTATTTTAAGACAGGCAAGAAGACGTGCTTCTAATCCTGATATGACTGAAGATAGTCTAGACGGATTTATGAACGCTCTTGACTTGGGAGATCCTGATCCATCAAACCATAGAACAGGATTTAATAGTGCTGATGATATTATCGATTTCTTCACTGGAGATAAACCAGAAGACTGGAGACAAAGAGATTAAGAAATAATAAAATTGGTATAACATTTTACAAACTTACTTGCATAGATATGATAACAGGTCTATAATGACCTTACGTTCATCCCTATGGGACGGAAGTAAGCCGACGCGGAACGGAACGTTCATTCGTTATTTGGAAATAGCGAACGCAAACGCCGACTGAAGGAACGCTCTTTAACCTAAAAAACTAAGGAGAAAACCTAATGTCTAAAGTAGTATATCGTGGCATCGAGTATGATACCCAGAAGCGTCTGGAGTATCAACAGCAAATGGCACAGCAACCCCAACAGTACAACGAAAACTATCGTGGTGTTCGTTTTGTAAAAGAGGGGCATAAGTGATGCAAAAACTCAATGTGCTTCAACTCATTAAAGAGCAGAAGCAGAAAGAGCAGCGTCGTCACGAAGCACAACTTGCTAACGTAGGTGCGGGAAAATGATTGCTTTAATAGCATCCATTTGTGGTGCATCTACAGCATTCATTCTTTTGATCTATGCAGAAGTTCTATTGCTGAATAAGTAATGGAAGATTACCATTATCACTATGATGATATGGACAAGGACAATAGAGGTCCTGCTTGTTATCTTTTAACATATCGTGGATGTCGCTATTGGTCTTGTTATCGTATTCATCTTGTGGAATGGTTTGAAAAAGTTTTTGAATATAACAGGGAGGATTGACATCCTCCCTTTTTTTTGTGTATAATACCTTTGTTGAGGTTAATAAAGATGGATAGAGAAAAGCTTAAGCTGATTGTCAGAAACCTTGAATCTCTGGTAGAATGTCTAAAGTCAGAAGTTTATTCTGATGTAGATTCATATAAGATGAGCTACGAAGAGATTTCACAACACATTACTGATTACGACGAAGTATTTTA